ATTTGAAAAGTGGTCACTATTATGATGATAGCATCAAGACACCGTGAATGGATAAAAATGGCAAATTATCTCGGCTCTGACCACCCCGAAGATGCCGTGCAAGAAATGTATCTGAAATTGTGTGAAATCAACGAGGTTGAAGGCAGCCTGAATAGGTTTGAGTACCACGGGCAAGTGAACACAATGTACATTTTTAAGATTCTTCAAAGTAAGGTTATCGATGCTTTTAGGCAAAAGAAACGTGAGGTGTACGATGAGCAGCAGTTCAACCCAGTTGAACCTATCCAAGAATGCGAATACGCATTTGAGGACCTGATGTCGTGCGTAAAGTCAACCATTGATGAGATGGGTGACTATGACCAAATGTTGTTGGAACTATATTTCGTGTATGGGTTCAGCATGAGAGAGATTGAAAGCCGCACGGGAATACCATTGCACTCCATTTTTAACCGATTACAGGTATCAAAAAACATTATTAAACAAAAAACTAAAGACAAGTATTATGAATATTGCGAACAAAAAATCTCCACGGAAGAGGTTGCAAGGCTTGGGGGATGCAGTCGAGATAGTAACGAAGGCGACTGGGATTGACAAGGTTGCCAAGTTTGTGTTGGGTGAGGATTGCGGATGCGAAGAACGTAAGGCAAAATTAAATAAGTTATTTCCGATAGGTAGACAACCCAAAGAATGTATGACCGAAACCGAGTACCAGCGTTGGGGTGAATTACGGGCTTCAACTAATGATACTCTTTCAAAAGAAGAGGCAGATTTGGTTGCTCAACTTTGGAATAAATTATTTAACACCCGTAAATTTTACCGCCCTTGCACTTGTAACCCAAAGGAATGGCAAAGGATGGTAAATGATATTCACCAAGTTTATGATACCTATGCTGCTGGAAGTTAAATTTGCTGAATGGATTGCCGAGAATCATTGGGGTTGTTGTCTATGTCAAAATGGGGCTTATTATTGGCAGAGCGAAAGTAAAGGAATGTCACACGTTCCAACGGAATTACTATTTGATATGTTTTTAGATGAAAAATCACACTAAAATATATTTTGATTATTTTGGATATGATAAAAATTCATTTATCGAATGTGAGATTTGCGGAGCGAAGGCGGTTGACCTGCACCACATCGAAAGGCGTGGAATGGGTGGGAGTAAGTCAGCAGATAGGATAGAAAATATAATGGCTTTATGTAGAAAGTGTCACGATTCCAAAGGTGACCGTAAAGAATGGAAAGAATGGTTAATAAAACTGCACAACATAAAAATGCGTAAGTAAAATGGCAGCAATAACACTAAAAAGAAATAGTTATTTTGATGAGGAAAGATGCTTCCAGCTTGGAGTATTTTACAACAAAATAACAACGAAGAACCAAATTGATTATTCAATAGGCATAGCGTTTGGATTTTGGTCAATACAATTTGAATGGTTGAAATGAAAATTAAAAAAGTAAGCATCAAAGAGGTTTTCCCGAATGGATCAAATCCTCGTTTGATTCGTGATGCTAAATTTAAATCCCTTTGTCGGAGTTTAAAAGAGTTCCCCGAAATGCTTGACATTCGCCCCATCGTTGTTAATAAAGATATGGTGGTGATTGGTGGTAACCAACGATACAAGGCAGCGGTTGAGATTGACTTAAAAGAAATACCCATCATTCAGGTGGATTTAAGCCAGGAGCAAGAACGAGAATTTGCCATTAAGGACAACGCAAGTTCAGGCGAATGGGATTGGGAAGCCCTTGCCAACGAATGGGAAGTTGAAGAATTAGCCCATTGGGGAGTAGATATCCCGATTGAGGTAGTTGAGGAAGAAAAAGAACAATCAATCAAACACACCAAGAATATTACGTTAACTTATTCGATAGAGGAAGCCGATAGAATCGAAGATGAACTTTACCGAATAGCGTCAACATTAGAACAAGCAATACAAATATTACTACAAAAATGAAAATGTGGAGAAAATCAGAAATCCAGCAACCAAACCCTTTTGAATACGTTTTGGTTAAGTTAGAAAATGAAGAGGTGGCATATGTTGCCTACTGGGATGAAGACCATTATTTTGAAGCCCATACCAACGAAGTGTTACACAATGTAAGCATTTGGATGTATATACCTGTATTCCCCAATGACTAAAATAGAAAGAGCCACAATAGCAGATGATGAGCAACCCTCCAAAAAAAGGGTGTTGGTTATTATCGACCAAATCGGTGCGGTTGATTACCATCGCATTGCTATGCCTTTACGTTACATCTACGAGAAAAATATATTTCACATAGACTTTGCCATCCAAGAAAAAGAGGTAAATGAAGCGAAGGTTGAGGATTACGACATTGTGATTTTCTCACGCTACTTGTTAAATATGTCAATCGTTGACCGCTGCATCGCTGCAAAGGTTAAATTAATCGTTGACATTGATGACTATTGGAATGTACCCAAGTACAACCCAGCGTACAAGGTTTACAAAGAAAAGGGCAAAGATGCGGTATTAAAGTCCTTGAAGGCTGCATCTATGGTTTGGACAACCACGCCACAACTTGCAGAGAAAGTAAAGGAAATAAACCCCAATGTACATATACTACCCAACTACATTGACCACCAAGAAAACCAATGGTTAGAAAAGAATGACCATCCTTTAACCATCGGTTACGTTGGAGGGTTTTCACACCTGGAAGATGTAAAGTTACTGCGTGGGCAGATAGGGGAAATATGCGAGAAGTATAACGCAAGGTTTTTATTTTGCGGTTACAATTCAACCGATCCAAATTCCGCTGAAATGGAATATCAAATCACAGGAAGCCGTCAGCGACCTGATTGGTTTTGGGTGGGTGAGGTTACAAGTGTATTGAACTATGGTAAGTATTATTCCCACATTGATGTAGTTTTAGCCCCATTGACTGAAACCCATTTCAACAAGCACAAATCAGAATTAAAGATTGTTGAGGCGGCAGCCTATAAATTGCCGATACTTGTAAGTGAAGTTGAACCATACACCAACCACCGAGATAATGAAGGTGTGACTTTTGTCAAGAATAACGATTGGTCAATAATTGGTGAGGTAATTAAAAACCGAAAGGAACTTGGTGAAAAGAATTACAAGTATTGTCTTGAACACCACAACATTGAAACCATTAACCAAAAAAGAATAAGTTTAATTTATGGCTTATAATAAAGAGGAACTTGAATCACTTTCGTTGGAGGTCATTCATAAACACAAGTTATTTTTTATTGATGATATTGTTGCTTACTTACCTTGTTCAAGGGCAACATTTTACAACCTTGAATTGGACAAATTAGACAGTATTAAAACGGCTTTGACGCAAGTCAAAACAAACCTCAAAGTATCAATGCGTTCCAAGTGGTTCAGGTCAGAAAACCCAACCTTGCAACTGGCGTTGATGAAGTTAGTTTCTACCGATGAGGAGTTGAGGAAACTATCAATGCAACATCAGGTGAATGAGGACTTTGAAAAGCCTATCTTCAATGGAATTGATTTGGATGTGAAATAATGCTACAAAAAACCACCGCACAAAATAAGATTGCCCAACTAAAAAAAAGGGTTCGCATTGTGCGTGGAGGCACATCCAGTTCCAAGACATTCAGCATTATTCCGATGCTCATTACCTATGCGGTGCAAAAAGAAAACACCGAAATAAGTATCGTGTCGGAATCCATCCCACATTTGAGGCGTGGTGCTATTCGTGACTTTCTTAAAATTATGCAGATGGTGGGGATGTACGATCCCAACAAATGGAATAAGTCATCTTTAACCTATACTTTTTCCAACAATAGTTTTATTGAGTTTTTCTCCGCTGACCAACCTGACAAATTAAGGGGTGCAAGGCGTGATGTGTTGTTTATTAATGAGTGCAACAACGTAGATTGGGAATCTTACTACCAACTTGCGATTCGTACCCGAAAATTTATTTACCTTGATTACAACCCAGTAACTGAATTTTGGGTTGATACGGAACTTGTACACGATGCGGATTCCGAGATGATAGTCCTTACCTACAAAGATAATGAGGCGTTGGATTCATCAATCGTTGCCGAGATAGAGAAAGCCAAAGAGAAAGCCGAAACAAGCGAATATTGGCGTAATTGGTGGGCAGTTTACGGACTTGGGCAAATAGGAAACCTTGAAGGGGTTATATTCTCAAACTACCAACTAATTGACACCATCCCTGATGATGCAAGGTTATTGGGTTGCGGTGTTGACTTTGGTTATTCGGTTGATCCGACCGCCATCGTTGAGGTTTACCAGTACAACGACCAAAGAATAATAAAAGAAATTTGTTATCGTACCGGGATGCTAAATTC